AAAGCTTATCGGGGAGATATGTTCAACGAGTATGACTACCCCAGTGTGGCTGAAGCATTGAGTAAGTTTACTTGGAACTTTACGGTAGCCCCTGTACCAGAGAGCGGTCACTTGTGCATAGACCTACCAGAGAAGGAGATGGAAGAAGTACGAGCTTCGTGTGATGTTGAAGTTGAGAGACGCATTGCCGAGGGTGTGAAAGAGAATGAGAAGCGACTACTCAAGGAACTGGAAGGTATCAGTAAGAAGTGTACCGATACTGGTGACGAGGACGAGTCAGAGAAACGATGGCACGATAGCTTTGTGTCTAACCCTTTGCACCTATGTCGAATGCTTAAGCATACTAACCTAACAGCAGACCCTAAGATCGAAGAAGCTAGGCTACGCTTAGAGCAACTCATGGAGGGTAAAGACAAGGATATGTTCAAGGACGATCCACAAGTAAGAGAGACAGTAAAGAAAGAAGTAGATTCAATCATCAAATCATATGACTGGTAAAGGAGAACGACAATGGAACAAGTTGATAAGTTTAATCAAATAGTACATCCAAGACTTGCTACTTTTTCGGAAGAACTAGAAGCATGGCAAAACCCTGTAGACAACTGTGGGTATGAAGGACTACCGCGCAATGTCATCAACGCACACCTTAATAGGCGAAGGCGCAAAGGCGAACCCGAACATTTGATAGCAAGGGAGGAGGAGACAGAAATTACAAACAAGACGATGTTTGCATTTGTACAAGAAGTAGCTACAAAAAACCCACATCTTACCTTTATAGGTAGGTCTGCTATCTTAGAGAATGTAACAGTGGTAGTGGGTGAAGAAGTCTTGGGTAGAATACATGAGAACTACGACAGACAACTTGAGTTTTCTAATAAAAGGATAAAACAAACAGTATCAAGAGGTAATGTTAAAAAGACAGGTAAGGTGCCAATAGCAGTAAAACTGTTTAACAAATTCTTTTACCCTGCAACTGTGCTGGAGAAAGCAAAACTTGCAAGTGATGATTTAGCTTCTTCTATTTCTAGCGCCAGCTATGGAGCGGACAGAGAATTAAACAAGCCTAAAAATCATATCAAAGGGCTGATTGCAAGTATGCTACAGAATAATTCTCAAGCATTTGCAAGGTTTCTTACTGACGTAGGGGAGTTGGAGGTACTTAAAGAGTACCAAGAATGCTCTGCTGACTTTAATAACATTCAAACCATACGAGAACATGCTGAGAAAGGTAAGGGTATTCACGTATTCAGAGTTGGTGACAAGTGGGGTATATCTGATGCACACCGTAAAATTACTTCCGCTACTACAAACGAGCGTGTGCCCGATGAACTGATAGGTAACTTCGCTATGCTTAAGACTGTGGAGGATAATACTTTCGTACAACAGGTGGGTTACAAACAGAATGAAAATTCTTATTGGATATACAAGGAGAACAACGATGCCTAAACAAACAAAGATAGACTCACCATTACTAAGGTCTTTACTCCTCTACGCTGATGAATATTTGCTTCAGTTAGATTATTGGTATGGCATGGCAAAAAATAGGGATGGCGGTTCGGTCAACCATGCTTCAACGACAGTCTATTATGACTTTGACGGTGACTACGATAAATCTTTGAAACAATTCAAGGGGGAGATTACTGAACTAAAGACAACCATAAGAAAGGCTAAAAAGGAGTTAGATGATGGAGACAACTAGGCGGCGAGGTAAACAACTAAGCCCTACTTTAACACACCTAAGTATTAGGTTACCGACTGAAGTAGTAGACTACTTTAAAAATGCAGGTCAGTTTGGTAACTATACTGGAGCAATACGTAACGTACTAACTCAATATGTAAAGGAGAAAAAAATGAACGATAATGATGTACCATGCAGAGTAACCGCAGACCTTAAGCGTTATATGAATAAGGAGGACGGATACGAAACAGTTATGGAGGAACAAGTACGCATAGCTGATGAATATAACGATGAAGATTTAGAATTTCCAACCTAGAATATTCTAGGTTACACGAAGAATTGACCCTGCCTTAGCGCAGGGTTTTTTTTGTCTTTACAAAGTCCAACCTCTTTGCTATGCTTCCTGTATGGCACTTACTCCCGAAAAGAAAGTTAAGAATAAAATAGTAAAAGTGTTAAAAGAACGTGGTGCTTATTACTTCTTTCCTGCTAGCTATGGTATGGGTAGGAGTGGTGTACCCGACATCGTAGTTTGTTATTGCGGACGCTTTATAGGTATAGAATGTAAAGCTGGTAAGAACAAAGCTACTGCGTTACAACTTAAAGAACTGAATGATATAAAACAAGCAGGTGGTTTGTCTTGTGTTATCAATGAGGAGACCATACCTCACGTCATTCAGTTATTGGATTCCATTACTAATGAAAATACTAACGATTGATTTTGAAACTTACTACGCAAAAGATTACAGCTTAACCAAACTCACTACCGAAGAATATGTAAGAGACTCTCGGTTTGAAGTTATCGGTGTTGCTGTAAAAGCTACAGACACAAGCAACTACTATCATCAGGATACTGATGCTGTCCCTTTGTGGTGTACCGGCAGTAAAAAACAAATCGCTAAGTTTTTAAATCAGTTTGACTGGGCAAACTCCATTGCGTTAGCGCACAACGCTATGTTTGATATGGCTATACTTAACTGGCATTTCGACATAAGACCTAAGAAGATTGCAGATACCCTGGCGATGTCGAGAGCTATACATACTATAGAAGTAGGAGGAAGTCTTGCGGCGCTGGCTGAATACTACGGACTCGGAGCCAAAGGCACAGAGGTGCATAGTGCTGTGGGTAAGAAACGTTTGGACTTTACTCCCGATCAAATTGAAGCCTACGGAGGGTACTGCATACAGGATGTGGAACTTACCTATAAGCTATTCAAGGCACTTAAGAAGGACTTTCCTAACTTTGAGATGGCGTTGATTGATCTAACGCTACGTATGTTCACTGAGCCTACCATAAGATTAGAGACTTCAATTCTAACTAAGCATATAGAAAAGATTAAAGCTACTAAACAAAGGCTCATGTCGGCGATAGCGCATGACCGTAAAGAACTAATGAGCAATGCTAAGTTTGCAGAACTGTTAGAAAAACTTAATGTTGCTGTCCCTCGGAAGATCAGCCCCACTACTGGCAAAGAAACATATGCGTTTGCTAAGACTGACGAGGAGTTTAAAAAGCTACTTGAACACGAGAATGAAAAGGTGCAAGCACTTGTGGCAGCCAGACTAGGCGTTAAGTCTACTATAGAAGAGACACGTACACAGCGTTTTATAGACATAGCAGGGAGAGGTACGTTACCTATACCCTTGCGTTACTACGCGGCACATACAGGGCGTTGGGGTGGTGATGACAAGATTAATATGCAGAACTTACCTCGTGGTTCACAACTTAAGAAAGCAATGTGCGCTCCAGAAGGGTACAAGTTTATAGACTGTGACTTGTCTCAGATCGAGGCTAGAACTTTAGCTTGGCTTGCAGAGGCCGACGACTTAGTAAAAGCGTTCGATAGAGGTGATGATGTGTATAAGATTATGGCTTCAGCTATCTACGATAAGCCCGAAGATGAGATAACAAAAGAAGAACGTTTCGTTGGTAAGACTACGATACTAGGTGCAGGGTATGGAATGGGCGCTGCAAAATTTAAGTCTCAACTTAAAACGTTTGGTGTAGAACTAGAGCAAGACGAGTGTGATCGTATTATCAAAGTATACAGAGAAACATACCCTGACATACCTAAGCTGTGGCGTTCTGCCGGTAAAGCTCTAAAGAATATTATGGAAGATAAGACGTTTGACTTTGGTAGGGAGGGAGTTGTTTGGGCTAATGGGTCTGTAGGTATTGAGTTACCAAACGGATTGTATGTTAGGTATCCAAACTTACGTAATGAAACCGACGAGGAAGGTAATACAGAAACCGTGTACGACACACGGAGAGGCAGAGCCATCCTGCCTAATAGAATTTATGGCGGTAAAGTTATAGAGAATATATGCCAGGCGTTGGCACGGATTGTTATTGGTGAGCAGTTGTTGCGTGTATCACAGAAGTACAAAGTAGTAATGACGGTACACGATGCAATAGGTTGTATTGCTCCTGAAGATGAAGTAGAACAAGCAATGAAGTTTGTTGAAAAAAGTATGAGAGTGCGTCCTACGTGGGCTTCAGATTTACCTTTGGATTGCGAAGGTGGATGGGGAGAATCTTATGGTACGTGCTAAGAATTACAGGAGGCTTTGATGAGTTTCCCTTCTGTAAAACCCCAGAGGGCGGTGGGTTGGTACTCGTTAGCCAAGAACACCCTCAGTGTATAGCAAGGACTAAAAACTACATAGTAGGGTCGTCAATCTCCTGCTACGTCGTTCTCCAACCTTGTGTATGTACCGGGTAAGCCACGCTACGGTTAGTCGTACTTTCTACCCGAAGTACGCACCAAATTCTAAGGGGGGAGTTATGAAAAAACTAACCAAAGCAAGGCTAAAGAGAGAGCTGTCTATACTTAAGCAGGACATAAAAGACTTACGACAAGCTGAGAAGATATGGGAAGGACTTCTTGCTAGTTGGCCTGATGACACCGACTACATTTATGTGGATGAAGAAGGCGCAGTTGAAGAAACTACTGGAGCATTACACTAATGACGTTAATGAAAAACGCACTTGATAAACAAACTGGCGGTAACCATTACAAGGATATGGCTATCCAACCGGCAGAGTATGCTGAGAAGAACGGCTTGTCGTTGCTTGAGGGTAACATCGTTAAGTATGTTTCACGGTGGAAAAAGAAAGGTGGTCTAACTGATCTACAAAAGATCATACATTGTGCAGAACTTATTATAGAAATACACGGCATAAAAGAGAACAAATGAAATTAACTATAGAGTTAGACGAAGAAGATGTAGAAGAAGTTATGCAACTTATACACAGACTTACTGAAGTGGTAGAAAAGTTAGAGGACTACGTGGAGGAGAAGCAGGATGCAGTTTGAATATTACGCAACCATCGTAAAAATTGTGGACGGAGATACTGTAGATGTCGATGTTGATTTGGGCTGGAATGTTGTTATACGCGGTAGTGCTGGGCGCATCCGTCTGCATGGGGTCGATGCTCCAGAGTCTCGCAATAGAAACGTGGAAGGCAAAGCACATGGCCTCCTTGCCAAAAAATTCGTGCAGGAAAAACTTAAAGTGGGAGGAGTATATAAACTCCGAACAAAAGAGAAGGGCAAATTTGGAAGATACTTAGGTGACTTTCAGGTAGGTAACAAGTGGTTGTGTGCAGAGATTGTGGCTAACCAACTAGCTGTACCGTATACCGGACAGAACAAAAAAGAAATTGCGAAAGCGCATGAAGTTAATCGCC